TTGAGCTATGGTCGTCGCAAAATCTTTACCGACGAAGCAGAAATCACAGCAGAAAATGTAGTCCAAGAAGTAAATGCGGCGTATTTGGTTCATAATGACAACCGCAACGAAATTATCAATCTATACCGGTATTACCGGAACAAGACAGCCATCGAGGGCAAGAAGAAAGAGGTTCGCGAAAACATCAACTTCAAAATCGGCGAAGCCCGCTGCCTGGAGGTCACGAACTTCTATAAAGGTTACATCTTCGGCGAGCCGATTCAATATGTACGCCGTGAGAAATCCCAAAACGGCACAGCTGACGATGTTATCGCAGCAGATATCAATGCACTGAACAGTTTCATGGCGGATGCCAACAAGGCCTCCTGCGACAGTACGCTGGGCAAATGGATGCTGGTCGGTGGTGCTGGCTATAAAATGGTCCTCCCCAACAAAGCCTGGCAGAAAGATGGCGATGAACCTCCGTTCAATGTCTATGCTCCAGATCCGCGACGTACCTTTGTGGTATATAGCAGCGATGTAGATGAGCACCCGGTAATGAGTGTCACCTACTCGAAGCAAAAAAACGGTGACATCATGTTTACGGTGTATACCCCTGATTTTGTATATACCTATAAACATGGTCAACCAGATGTTTCTATAGCGGCAAATCCTTTGGGGCTCCTCCCTATCGTGGAATATCCGGCTGCAGATCATTTGGGAATCTTTGAGCCGGTGGTACCTCTGGTGGATGCATTGAACGCACTGCAGAGCAACCGGTTGGATGATGTGGCGCAGTATATCAACAGTTTTCTGGCTATCCTCGGCGCTCAGGTGGACGAGGAGACCTACAAAAAGCTGGATGAATGGAAAATGCTGTGCTTGCCGGAAGGCACGGACGCTAAATATCTCTCCTCTCCTATGAGCCAGGCAGATGTGCAGACCCTAAAGGATGATTTGTATCTGGCCATTCTAACGATTTGCGGCGTTCCGAATCGAAACGGAGGTAGCAGCACTTCGGATACCGGCCAGGCTGTCGAGCTTCGAGATGGATGGTCCTCGGCCGAAACGAGAGCCAAGGATATCGAAACCTCTTTCAAATCTGCTGAACGAGAACATCTGAAGGTCGTCCTCCGTATCATGCGGGATACAGTTGGCACGAATTTAAAACTCAGCGATATCGAACCCCATTTCACCCGACGAAATTATGAGAATATCGCAACAAAATCTCAGGTTTTGATTGCGATGCTGAATAATCCGTGGATCCATCCGGAAGTAGCGTATGCCAGCTGCGGCATGTTCCCAGATCCGGAAAGCGCATATCTTCAGGGTAAAGCATGGAAGGAAGAGCAAGACAAAATTGCTGAAGAAAAAATGAAGAAGGAGGCAGAGCGCATTGCTAATTCTGGAGCAAGTGCGGTGTCCAGCGTGCAACAGGAGACTGATGGACGTGAACGGACAGGCACAGATAAGGTGTCCTAAGTGCAAAGCACTGGTTGAAATAGACACGAAAGCCAGAAAAATATACATAAAAGAGCGCCATAGATAGAGCGCCAGTTGACCGAGAAATCGGCTAACTGGCGCTTTTTTGTTTACATACGCAATCCTATAAGAGTTTCTATAGTATTTCTATAAGAATGTGCGGAGATGCACGGTAAAAAGCGCAAAGAATCGGCAGAGAAGCCTTAAATCGCAAAAAAGGAGAAATGAAATTATGGCAAAAATCGATGTAACCACTATTGAAGGATATTCCGAAATGACTCCGGAGGAAAAACTGGCAGCTCTTGAAACCATGGACCTTCCGGAACCTGACTTTACCGGCTGGGTGAAGAAAGACGTTCTGGACAAGGCAACGTCTGAGGCTGCCTCTTACAAGAAGCAGCTGCGTGAGAAGATGACCGCGGAAGAGGAAAAAGCGGAGCGAGAAGCAGAAGAGCGCGCTGCCTTGGAAGCTCGTGTGGAGGAATTGGAGCGAGAGAGAACGATCCATGGTTATATGAGTTCTTATATGGCCATGGGATTTGAAGAACCTCTTGCCAAATCCACTGCCGAGGCTTTGATGGCAGGAGACATGGACACATTCTTCGAGAATCAGCGTGCATTTGCTGTTGCTCGCGAAAAAGCCCTTCGTGCTGAGATTCTGAAGAGCACCCCTCGCCCTGCAGGAGGCGCAGAGCGCAAAGTGGACTATAGCGGAAAAATTGCAGAAGCTCAGGCTGCAAAAGACTTTGCAGCGGTGGCTTACTACACTCGTCTTGCCCAAGAGGGCGCCAAAAATGAATGAATAGGAGATGATTTAATTTATGGCAGATCAGTTTGCAACTAGCTTTAGTGTCCTGAATTATAGCGGGATGCTATTTAATCGGGGAAATACTAGAACCCCGCTTTCCAGCATCATCGGTGGCCGCGCAAAGACCACCAACCATGTAGAATTCGTAATCGGCCAGGAGTATACCGGCGGCGGTAGTGGCGCGCAGCCTGAAATCAGTGAGGGCGCATCCCTGACTGCTCCCGATGCATCTGTGGTTACTCGCACCCAAAACACGAACGTAACCCAGATCTTCATGGAATCCGTAGGTATTTCCTATGCCAAGCAGTCCAACATGGGCACGATCTCTGGCGTCAACGTTGCTGATCAGACAGCAAACCCCATCAATGAGTTGGACTTCCAGGTGGCAGTAAAAATGCAGAAGGTCGCTCGTGACATCGAGTATACCTTCATCAATGGTGAGTTCAACAAGGCTCTTTCTGATTCCACTGCCAATAAGACGCGTGGTCTTGTTTCTGCAATTACCACGAACGTCACTGCCATGGGCAACAAGCCTCTCGGCCTTTGGAATATCGCAGAAATGCTGAGAAAGGTCTATGAGTCCAATGCCCCGACGCAGAACCTGGTTTTGTGGTGCGACGCCATCACCATGTTCCAGATCAACGCAGATGCCGTGAATAACGGCCTGACGGTTGTCCCTGCCTCTCGCGAGATCAACGGTATCGCCCTCTCTAGCGTAGTAACGCCTCTGGGTGTTGTCTACCTGTACTTGGGTGAATGCCTCCCTGCCGGCACTGCCCTTCTGCTGAATTTGGATGTTATTGCACCGGTTCATCAGTCTGTTCCTGGCAAGGGTAACTTCTTCCTGGAGCCTCTGGCTAAGACTGGTGCCGGTGAGAAGTATCAGCTGTTCGGCCAGATGGGATTGGACCATGGTCCTGAGTGGTATCACGGCAAGTTTACCGGAATTGCCACTACCTTCACTGCTCCTACATACAGCCGCAGCGTCTATGTGGCGAATGCTGCTGAGATCGGAGCTGGCGCCTAATTCTTAAATGGAGGTAAGCACCAATGACAGACGAAGAAAAAATCGCCCGGTTTGAGGTGCTTATCTCACCGGATACAGCAAGCACAGAATTGCTGCAAAACCTATTGTGGCAAGCCGAAGGGATCGTGCTAAATCGGCGCTATCCCTTCGGAACCCCGGAAGGCGCAACCGTCACCAGCGCCTATGAGCATATCCAACTGCAAATTGCAGTGGAACTGTTCTCCAAAATGGGTGCTGAGGGGCAGACTGGCCACAGCGAGAATGGCGTGAGCCGTTCTTACGAGGCAGCTGATATATCCCCTTCCCTGCTAAAACGCATTGTGCCAGTGGCTGGGAGTGTTCTGTGATGCGGAGCCTAAATCGAAATAAACGAAAAATCTACTATGCCCTCCGAACAGGCGATACGGCTAATGTAGACGATTATGGAAATGAAACCGGCGAAAGTACACCGACTTACGGGGAGAGAATAGCGCTAGAGTGTAACATTTCCGCGGCTACTGGTCAGGACGCCGTTCAGGCATTTGGTAGCTTTACCGGGTATTCCAGAACGATGTTTGTGGCAGATAGCGCCTGCCCCATCGATGAGGATAGCATCCTTTGGTTCGGTATCGAGCCTACGAAGCCTCATAACTACATCGTGGTCCGCAAAGCAGACAGCAAAAACGGCATTTTATATGCGCTGCAGGAGGTGACGGTCACATCATGAAGATCGTCATCGATCCTTTCGATAAAAAATCCATTACCGCTGCCATTAAGAAGCTGGAGCAGTATGAAAAGGAATTTCGAGCCAAGGAAGCTGAGTTCATTCGCCGATTAATGGACATAGGTGTTTCAGTTGCAGAAACGGGCTTCTCTTTGGCAGATTACGACGGCATCAACGATGTACTCATCGCGGAGACCCAGAACGGGCCTCGTGCAGCCATCATTGCTTACGGCGAGGCGGTTGGCTTCATTGAGTTCGGTACCGGCGTGAAATTCCGGGAATACGATTCCTCCAGCACGGAGTTTACCCCTCCACCTCATGGCAGCTATGGCAAGGGGAAAGGTGCCAATCCTAAGGGATGGTATTACACCCCTAACGAAGGTGCTGCCGGGCATCACACCTATGGTAATATCCCCGCGGAAGCCATGCTGACGGCACGGGATGTCATGGTAGAGCGTGTTGTCCGGATCGCGCGGGAGGTATGGAAATGATCGACTATTTAAACGAGATCTTCACCAGTGTGGCGACAAAGATGCGCGAGGAGCATCCAGGCATCACCATCACCGGAGAATATACCCGGCAGCCATCTAAATTCCCTACCGCAACGCTGGACGAGATCGAAAATGTTACCGTGGACAATCTGGAAGACTCCTCATCTGATGAAACATTCTCCGGTCTGACCTATCGGTTACAGGTGTTCTCCAACAAGCAAAGCGGAAAGAAGGCAGAAGCACGGGCCATCTTCGCAACAGCAGATCACGTTCTGCGCGGCCTGGGCTTCCGGCGCATTACATACAGCACCACCCCGGAAATCTACGAATCTACGATTTACTCCATTACGGCGACCTACGAGGCAATCGCCGATGTAAATGGAACGATTTATAAAAGGTAAAGGAGGAATTGAAACATGGCACTTTCCACCTATGGTGTTTCCCTGAAATATGGCGATGAAACACCCCAGACTGCGGTTGTCATCAAGGATTTTCCGTCCTTGCTGGGAAAAAGGAGTTCTCTGGAGACGACCACCCTCTCGGACGATGCTCAGACCTTCATCGCGGGCATCCGCCAGCAGTCGGAGTCCTTTGACTTCGTTGCAAACTATGACCCGACGGTCTACAACACCCTGAACAGCCTGGATGAAGATCAGAGCTGGTCTCTCACCTTCTCTGATGGCTCCGGTTATACCTGGAAGGGCAGCGTGAGCGTTTCGGTCAACGAAGGCGCCGTGGATGCGGTTCTAGAGATGACCATTTCCGTAACGCCGTCCACTGTTCCTGTCTGGAAGCAGGGCACATAACAAGATTCTTGTAAATATTTATAAAAATTAAAGGAGAGTATCGCATGAGTACCACTATCACCGTTACCTACAATAAGCAGTCCTATGAACTGGAGTATTCCAGAAATGCCGTGAAAGCCATGGAGCAGCAGGGATTCGTCCTTGACCAGATCGGCGACAAGCCCATGACCATGGTGCCTTTGCTGGTCTACGGCGCATTCATGAAGCATCACAAAGGCATCAAGCGTGCCTTGGTGGATGAGATCTATGACCATATCGTCGACCGTGTAGGTGACGGCGAGAATGGTTTCCTCCAGACTCTTCTGGAAATGTATGCCGAAACTGTGAATACCCTGACGGAAAACAACTCCGTCGACGAGGGAAACGCGGCGACCTGGAAGGTGAGCAAGGGCTGACCTTCCAGTCCTACACAGAAGTTTTCGAACAGCTCTGCCCCCACTATATGTCCATTGGCATGACCTATGATGAATTTTGGAATCAGGACGTGCGGCTGGTGGAGGTATATCGTAGGGCGGCAGAGCTGCGAGATAAACGGCGCAATCAGGAGCTTTGGTTACAGGGGATGTACATTTACGAGGCCCTTTGCGATGCCTCTCCCCTCTTCCGATTCTCCACGAAAAAAGGCTCTATCAAGCCTGAGCCGTATGTAAAAGAGCCGTATCCTATCACGGCCAGCGAGGTCAAAGCCCGAGAAGAACGGGAGGCTAGAGCGAAGGAGGAACGGCTGAAAGCAGAATTTGCAGCATTTGCCGAGCAAATTCGGAAAAAGATGCCCTAAAGAGGCACATCCCTGACTAAGGGGGTGAACCTTTATGCCGACCACAATTGATTCCCTGCAGATTGAGATTCAGAGCAATTCTACCTCTGCCTCGAAAGGGATCGAAGACCTGGCGAAATCGCTGGGAGAATTGAAGAAGAATGGCACGGTCAACGTGGCCATTAAAAACTTAAATAGCCTCTCTACTGCTCTTCGGAACTTTACCGATGCCTCTCACGCCACACGGTCTGTGGGTAAGCTGGTAGGTTCCTTAGCAGAACTCAAAGAGGTTGGGTCTGTTACCTCCATTGGTAACAGCCTGACCAAGCTGAGCGCGTCCCTTAAGACGTTGGAAACGGTCAATTTGGACCGTGTAGAACCGAAAATCATTGGCATTGCCCATGCCGTATCTCCCCTCTCCTCCATTAAGGCAGGTGGCATCGGAACCATGGTCAATGCCTTGGCGCGAATTGGCAAGGTGACGGAGAGCCTCAACGATGAGAAAATCAACGCCTTTGCCGAACGCGTAGATAAATTAGTCCAAAAACTAGGCCCCCTCTCCACCCAGATGACCACCATCCAGGCAGGACTGAAGGGTATCAACTCCTCTGCCCGTAGCGCCGGTTCCAGTGTGAAGCAGATGGGCGAGGATGTGGATGGCGCCACCCTCAATATGGCGGGGTTCATCTACATCGTACAGGAAGCCGTCCAGTGGATCAGCGCCGCTGTACAGAAATTCTCAGAATTCATGAATGCTGCCATTGAATGGGATGGCATCGCCGCCCGTTTCGGAAGGGGTTTTGGATCCCAGGCGCAGGAAACCTACGAATGGATCCAGAGGCTCAATGAGGAGATGGGCATCAACATCCAGCAGTTCATGCAGTATTCCTCCATCTACGCCAACATGCTTCAGGGCTTCGGTGTAGGAATGGAAGATGCCAGGACAATGGCTCTTGGCTATACGGAGCTGACCTACGACATCTGGGCTGGCTATAACGATGTCTATAAAACCTTTGAAGAGGCCTCCGAGGCAGTCAAATCTGCCATCGCCGGCGAAGTAGAGCCTGTCCGTCGTGCCGGCTTCACCATCGTGGAATCCACGTTGGAGATGACAGCTGCCAAACACGGCCTCAGCGTCAGCATTGAGAAGGCAACGGAGGCAGAGAAATCCTATCTCCGTTACCTGACACTGGTGGATCAGGCATATTCGCAGAATCTGGTTGGCACCTACGCCAAAGAACTAAACACGGGTGAAGGTCTCATGCGTACCTTCTCCCAGCAGCTAAAATCTCTGGCACAGGCATTCGGCTCTCTGTTCCTGCCGATTCTGGTTCGTGTCATGCCGGTGCTGCAAGCCTTCATTGACCTACTCATTGAAGCCGTACACTGGGTGGCAGGCCTCTTCGGCATTAAGATCCAAGCCGTTGATTGGGGAGGCTTCGGAGACGGCGCAGGAGCTATCGACGATGTTGCCGAGTCTGCTACAGGAGCAGGAGATGCTCTCAGCGACGCAGCGAAGGCAGCAAAGGAACTGAAAAACGCCACCATCGGCATCGATGAGCTGAACGTCATCAGCCCCCCTAGCCCTAGCTCCTCCGGTTCTGGAGGCGCAGGTGGCAGCGGGGTTGGCGTTGGAGAAGGCTTCGAAGGGCTGGATATTGAATCCCTCTGGGATGAATCCATCTTTAAGGATATTCAGGACCATGTAGACGCCATCAAGGAAAAAATCGAAGCCTGGCTCCCTGTCATTGGCACGGTTGCCGGAGCGCTGGCGGGCCTTGCAATCACGAGTCTTTTGAAAAACATCGGCGATGCCATTGCAGATATGAATCTGCTCCAGAAGCTCTTATCCACGGTAGCCATCGTGGGTATTGAGGCGATGCTGGTTTTCACCTTCGCAGATAATTATCTGGAGTCCGGGAATCTCCTGAACCTGGTAGGACAAGCCGTTGTAACGGCCGCCAGTAGCTACCTCCTCTTCAAATCGTGGGGAGCAAAAGGTATCGTCCTTTCCTTAGGTATCTCCATTCTGTCTCAGCTCCTGGCTTTGTACACCAGCCTTGGAGATGGCACAGTAACCCTTTCGGATAAGGAAACCTGGCTTCAGGGTATCTTTACCATCTTCACTGGTGCTTTAGGTGGTATGTACCTCTCGAAACATTCGGGCATCTTCCCGAATGAAGGCTTTAAAATCGGTCTTTCTCTTGCGGCAGCTCTGGTGCTCGCAACCCTGCGGATGGGCGCCATTGAGAGCAAGGAAATCGATTCTGGCAGTTGGGAAGCATGGTTTTTGGAGCTTGGCTCCGTCCTGACGGCAGCCTTAACCGGCAAATTCCTGGGCACCACCTTCTACGGAAAAAAGGGTGGTCCTGGTGGCGCTCTGGTCGGTGTGACAGCCGGCCTTGCCCTGAATCTCCTTACCACCATTTGGTCGAAGGGCGAAGATTTTGGCAACAACATCTCTGACTGGATCAATGTGGGTCTTACCACGGCTATGGCTGGCCTTACTGCTGCAAAACTATGGCCGTTGATCTCTGGCCCTCTGAAAACAGCTCTGGCCTCTCTCCTTCCCACGCTTGGAACGGCAGTTTCTACAGCATTGGGCGGACTGGGTACAGCCATTGCCGCTGTGGGTGGCGGTTGGGCTGTGGCTGCGATTGTTGCGGTTGCAGGAATCCTGACCCTTGCCATCGTCGATTACGATTTCACGGAAATCGGTCAGAAAATCGGCGAAAAAATCGGCGCTGCCTTTGGCGCCGCGGCGAACTGGTTCATCGATGTGGGTAAGGCCATTTGGAACGGGCTGAAAGCAGCCTTCAATTGGGTCATAGAAAATTTTGAGATCGACTCCGTAGGCGATGTGATCAATCTCGCTTTCAATCCCCTTTCCTGGTTCACCCTCATCCTTCCGAAATTGTATGAGATCGGCAAGGAAATCCTGCCCGGTCTCTGGGAGGGCATCAAGGAAGGCTGGGATAATTTCTGGGAGAATGTCGGGGAGTTCATTTCCGGCTTCATTCAGGGCTTCAAGGATGGCTTCGAAATCGAGTCTCCGTCCAAGGTCTTTGCCAGAATCGGTGAGTTCCTCATCGACGGCCTCTGGGATGGCATCGCAGGCAAAGTCGAGGATCTCTATAACAAGATTAAGGGCTTCGTAGACGGCGTGATTGCGAAAGTGAAAGAATTCTTCGGTGTGCAGTCCCCTTCTACCGTCTTTAAGGAGATTGGGCGATACCTCATCGAAGGGCTCTGGGAGGGTATCAACTCTGCCCTCAGCTGGCTCTATGACAAAATCAAGAGTTTCGCAAATAGCGTCATTTCCAAGGTGAAGAGCTTCTTCGGTGTCCACTCCCCTTCTACGGTGTTTGCTGAAATCGGTGGATTCCTCGTGGATGGTTTGTGGAATGGTCTGAACGATGCCTATGACGTGCTAGCAGATAAAGTCGGTGGGTGGCTGGACGATTTGCTCGGGATTTTCAAGGATTTCGACTTCACAAAAGCTCTTGGCGATGCCTGGGATTGGATTTCCGGCTTCTTCAAAACCGATAAAAAGGCGGATGTAGAATTCGAAGTGAAGCCCAAGAATGATTCCTCCACTTGGTGGAGTGATGTCAAGAAATGGTGGGGCGAGAAGGTCGGTGCCGTCAAGGAATTTACCACTAAGGCTGCAAACAGCGCGTCCACTTGGTGGAGCGACGTGAAGAAATGGTGGTCTGAGAAGGTTGGTGCTGTCTCCAACTTTAAAACAGGCGTTAGCAACGGCGCCAAGGATTGGTGGGCAAACGCCAAAAAGTGGTGGAGCGAAAAAGTCGGCTCTGTTTCCAGCTTCAAGACCAACGTAAGCAACGGCGCCAAGACTTGGTGGTCTAACGCCAAAAAGTGGTGGAGCGAAAAAGTCGGCTCTGTCTCCAACTTCAAAACCAATGTAAGCAACAGCGCTAAGACCTGGTGGTCCAACACCAAGAAATGGTGGAGTCAAAAGGTTGGTAGCGTGGCTTCCTTCAGCGTGGGTGTAAAAAATAACGCGAAGGATTGGTGGAATAACGTCAAAAAATGGTGGAAGGACAAAGCTGGCACGCTCTCAACAACTCTCGGTATCAAGGTCCCTAAAATCGAGGTCGAATGGAATAAGATCAGTGCCTTCGGCAAGGATTATAAGTACCCGACCGGCTTTAAAGTGACGCCCGCAGCGGCAGGTGGCATGTTTGATACTGGCTCCCTCATCTGGGCCGGTGAGCGAGGTGCCGAAATCGTAGCGAATGCTGGTGGCGGTAAAACTGGCGTTATGAACGTGGATCAGATGGCAGATGCCGTGTTTGAAGGTGTATATGCAGCCGTGATGGCAGCGAACCGCGCCTCCCAGGGCGAGGGTGGCAACCAGTCCATCAACGTATACCTGGACGGCAAGCAGATTACAGCAACGGTTGAGAAACGCCAGCGAGAGCGTGGCGCAAGCATCATGGGCAATCAGGTTTATCACTATGGCTAAGAGCGCCTCTGAGCGCCCAGGAGGTGACGATGTATGGCAGCATTGGTATCCATTGGCGGGTTCGATTTCCCCGAGCCGTCCACATATAACGCAACCACATCTACGATCGTGGACTCTGCCCGTAATGTCAGTGGCTATGTGATCGGTAGCGTGGTGCGAAACGATGTTGCGAAAGTGGAGCTTTCATGGAAATATCTCACGGCGCAGCAGTGGGCCAGCATCCTCTCCCTCTTCTCTGCCAGTTTTTACAACGAAGTTACCTTCTATAATCAGGTGACTGCCGGTTATACCACCCGAACGATGTATGTTTCGGATAAGACGGCCGGTATGTGGAGAAGAGACCCTGCCTCTGGCGATGTCCTCGGCTGGACAGGCTGCTCCCTGTCGCTTGTGGAGGTGTGAGCCATGATTCCTGTATCGGAAGGCTGGAAGGAGGCGCATAAGGCGAGCTTCCTCCCTGAAACCTTTATTGAAATCAGCTATTCCGTCACAGAGCCGGGTCTACAGCAAGAGGCCGACGCCACGGCGAATATGGAGGAAAGCTACTCCGATACCAAGAGCATCACCTCCACGCTGACCGTGGATCGAGAGAAATACAATAGCCTGGAATGGAATTTCTGGGGGTTGGATGGCTCTTTCGGCTACTTTGACGAGTCACCGGATCATCCGGGTTATGTTACAAGCGAGCTTGCGGGTGAGGATGGCACTTTCGAGGCCCTCCCTACCATGGAAATCGCTCTTCCATATCTCAATATGGGCGTCATTCCCGGTGTCACAATCACCTGGTCGGAGACCTTCTCGGAATGGGCAACACACTTTCGAGTCGCAGCTTACGCTGGCGCAAATCTAGTTGCGGAGAGTCTGGTGAAGGATAACACCTCTCCCCTCTCACAGGTCTGGTTGGACTTGGCGGGCTACGACAAGCTGGTGATTGAGGTTCTGAAATGGTCCCATCCACAGCATCGGGCGAGAGTTGCTCGGGTGTTTCTCGGCATTCAAACGATTTATACGAAAGATGATCTGTTGGGCTACACCCACATCCAGTCGGTGGACTTGCTCTCTGGCGCCCTTCCGAAAAACGAAATCACTATTCGCCTTCGGAATGAGGATTCCCGTTGGAATCCGGAAAACCCAACAGGTGCTGAGCGCTATCTGATGGAGCGCCAGGAGATCCATGTGAAGTACGGCATGAAAGTCAATGGCGTCACAGAATGGATTGAGGCTGGCCACTTCTGGCTCTCTGGTTGGTCTACTCCGGCCAACGGCATGGAAGCGACCTTCACTGCCCGAGATCTGATTGAATTCATGAATGAGAAGTACACGGGGCCTACCTCCGGCACGCTCTATACCATTGCAAACGCAGCTTTTCAGCAGGCTCAACTGCCCATCGCTGATACCGGCATGGCTCGCTATTATCTGGACCATTGTCTTGAAAATCATTCAACTACCATCGCGTCTGAAAACACCATTGCAGAGGTGTTGCAGAAAATAGCACACATGTCCTGCTGCATACTATATCAGGATCGAAACGGCGTCATTCGCCTGGAGCCAAAGAGTAAACTCCTCTCCGATTATCTCATTAGCCGGGATGTCAGCTACACGCATCCGGAATTTGAGATTACGAAGCCTCTGAAAGCCGTGGAAGTGAGCTTTGGCGACAATGAGAGCTACCTGCTCCCGGTCGCTCCTTCCGGAGAAGTGCAGACGGTGGATAACGACTTTATACAGGCAGAAGCAGACGCTCAGCGGGTTGCGGAAGAAACGGCAGCCGTTCTTCGAGGGCGCAATACCCTCTCCGGCGAGTTTCGAGCCGACCCCCGTTTGGACGCTTTGGATGTCATAACGGTTGAAAGTAAGTGCGCATGCAATCCTGTGGTGATTACGGAAATTGAGTATTCCACCACGGGAGGCGGCTTCCGCGGAAGATTCACAGGCAAGGTGGTGCAGGATGGCTGATAGCTACACGGTAAATATTCCGCGAATCATCGCGGCAGTCTTTTCTAAGAACCCCTGTAGCATCAATGAAAAAATTGTTTTGACGGTGACCGTCATCGAGCAAAACGTTGTTCTGGAAGCACAAACGATTTTTGCCGGCGAATGCTACGCCGGAGAGAGGTGAAGTAAATGGCGATTTCAAGTGTAAGAGCGCAAATCAATGGAACCTGGTACACACTGACACTCAGCGGCACCAATACCTATACGGCAACAATCACAGCGCCAGGGTCGACATCCTTTAATCGCACTGGTGGCTATTACGATGTCACCGTAGAGGCAACCAATACTGCAGGCACCACGATTACCCAGAATGCCAGCGGTCTCGCAGCATTAAAGCTGGTGGTCAAAGAGAAGGTAGCTCCGGTCATTACCATCCTCTCCCCTACCAGCGGCGCTGCCGTAATCAATAACAAGCAGCCAGTCACTTTTACCATTGTGGATGAAGCAGGTGGCTCCGGCATCAATCTCAGTTCGCTGGTGGTGAAGCAGGATAACACCGCGGTAGCATCCAGTACCATTGTCTCTACTGCCATTACGAATGGTTACAGCGTCACCTATACGCCGGCATCGGCGCTTTCGGATGGATCTCATACCGTGACCATCACCGTCAGCGATAACGATGGCAATGCTGCCACGGCGAAGTCCACGACCTATAAGGTCGACACCGTGCCTCCCACGCTCAACATCACGGCGCCTGCTAACGCTCTGGTTACCAACACCGCCTCCCTGGTGGTGCGTGGTACCACCAATGACACTGCCAGCAGCCCTGTCACAGTCAAGATTACGTTGGGCGGGGCCGATCAGGGCTCTATTACGATCGGTACCGATGGTTCCTTCTCCAAGACCCTGACGCTGGCAAATGGTACGAATACCATTGTCATCACGGCAACGGATGCGGCTGGAAAGACATCCTCTGTCACCCGCACAGTGACCCTGGACACCTCTAGCCCTGTGGTGAAGAGCGCAACCATTACGCCGAACCCCGTAGATGCGGGCGCTACCATGGTCATCTCGGTGGTGGTGGAGTAAATGGACGAGCAAACTGTAGCTGTTACCCTGCCAACCGAAGTGGTCTATGTATCCGGCACCGTCAATGGTATCGAGTACACCTGGACGAATGTGGATGCAGACCGCTGGGAGGCAGTAGTAGCACGGACGGAGAGCGAAATTTATGTGGTGGCGCTGACGCTCATCAATGACCTTGGCACCACCACAAACGCCAACTTCACCCTCTATTACGGCGTCCTGAACCTCATCACAGACCGCACAGCGCGGGATGTAGAACGATGGCGATTACTCCATAGCAAGGGTTGGGACGCCCTGACAGAGGCAGAAAAAACAGAGTGGAAAACAGCACTCAAGGGCGCTTATAACTACGAGGACATGAATCGGGTGGAGAGCGCCGTCATTTTCATCGCCAATCGGCTTAGCGAGTCGGGCTACTACGTCGCTCCGGTGGTAAAGCCGTCCTGGAGCGTGAAGGATCATCCGACAAAGGCAGATATGGACCGATATATGGGCAATATCGCGCTATTACGCTCGATTTTGCCGCTGTATTCAACGACACCGAAGGCACCAACCACGAAAAAGAAGTTAGATTACCTGGTGGCCAATGATATAGAGAAGATTCTCTCCGATGTTGACCGCCAAATTACTGCGATCAACCAAAGCTGGTACTATGCCGGCGACGTCTTTACAGGAGAAATTTGATATGCCTTTTACTTTTGTTGACAGAGTCCCTTCCAAGTTGGGTCGTGTGAAAATCACACCAGAGAATGGCGGCGCGCCCTATTATGCAGTTGTGGAGCGAGCAGATGAGCCTGCTGTGGCAGGTACGCCGCTTAGTGCGGCCAACCTGAATGCGGCGCAGGAGATTTTGGTGTTCACAAACACTACGGGTGCATCTACATGGAAAGGCGTTTATATTGCGACCAATGGCAATGATGCTAACTCCGGGACCCAAGCATCTCCCATGGCTACCATTAAGGCAGCTATCCGGAGGTATGCTAAGTGGCACAAAACCATGGATATTTACCTGCAAGATGGCGTATACACCGAAGATGTGGGTGCGATTGCCACGGATCAAAGCAACGTGACCATTCGAAGCACCAGTTCCGATATGAATAAAGTTACTTTGAACATGGCAACGACCATGGAGTGTCATACCTCCCAGTTCCGCCTGATGGATCTCACAATCAATATGACAGCAGATGGGCAGCGTGCGGTATCGACCAACGCGGGACAGCTCTATGCCTATCGTGTGCGTTTCAATATGCCAGCAGGCTCCACGGGCACTTGCGTAAATGCCTATAACGGCGCATCCGTATTCCTGTCCGAATGTATTATCAATGCCGGGGCCGGCGCTGCCGTTTACGGTAATCAAGCTCTCCATATCCGGGCCTATAACTGTACCAGCGCGAAAACCATCCCTCTCGGCTGCTACGCCAATAACGGTACTGTGATTGAGTACACACCCACCATCACTGCTACAACGATGACTCGGGAGGAGAATGGTGGCAAGTGCGTAGATCTTTCGGCAAGACCTGGTTCTGTGGAAGGAACCATGGCGTCAGCAGGTGGACAGTATGCAACCTTCGATGGTCTTCTCTTGCAGTGGGGCTCTATAGACATTACACCGACGGCAGCCAATACAGCAACGACGAAAAGGTTGACGTTTCCTATCAAGTATGCGCAGACACCTCTGGTCTTTACCCAGGTGGTTTCAACTGCGCCGGAGATAGTCGACTTAAGCGTGATGCGAAGCACCGTTTCTGACCAGACGGCAGCCGTTGACATCATCCTGACTCGTTCAAACATCGTAAACACGTTCATCAACTGGTTCGCCATCGGACCGGCATAAAACAAATAAATCTTGGAGTGATTTTAGATGGCACTTGTATTCAAAGATCGTGTGCCACAGAAACCGGGTAGGGTAAAAATCACCCCGGAAAACGGCACAGCATTTTATGCAACCATGGAGAGGGCGGACGAGCCTATTGAGGTTGGTACGCCCCTCCATGCGGGGAATTTCAATGAAATGATAGCCATGATCCAGTCCGTTGCTCTTGACACCTCCGTAGAGGATGGTGTTGAGCATGGATAAGACCATTAATATCTCCGTACAGAATAAAATCGCTGCTGCAGACGGCACGGTCTATATCTGCGGCAACAGCGATTATCTCGTGGAATTCGATTTTGATCGGGAGTGGGATGCATTTTCATATAAAACAGCCCGCTTTATCCATGGCACCAGCTACACAGATCAGGTATTCAGCGGCAATATCTGCCCTGTGCCGGTCTTATATAACCTAACAAGTTTTCGGGTGGGCGTGTTTGCCGGGGAGTTGAGTACAACCACACCGGCGACGGTATATGCCAAAAAGTCCATTTTATGTGGAAGTGGCATGCCGGCAGACCCAACCATCCATGTATATAGCCAAATCATGGCGCTGCTGAATGATTTGAATGAAACCAGCGCCGAGGAGATCCGAGCTATCATCGAGGAATACATGGCCGAACACCCGGCCAGCGGCTCCGGAGAAACTGCTTCCGATGAGGAAGTACTGGAATTACTGACAGATACCTGATCATAGGGGTCTCCCCTATTTCATGGCGGTCTGTACGTGGTTCCGGGCCGTACAGACTGATATATTTACCGGAAAATAACAGTCCATAGGGGGAATTAACATGTCAAAACTCATTACTCTAGGAAATCTCGGTACGTTCGCAAGTGAGATCAAGGCGAAGTACGCACGTCAATCTGCATTGGAGGCATTACAAACCAAAGTAAATGGCCTCGAAGCTGCTGGCGGACAGCCGAACGTCCTGGAAGGTGTGAAAGTAAACGGCACTGCATTAACTATCGCAGAAAAAATGGTCGATATCCTGGTTGCTACTGGCTCTGAAAACGGAAGCATCTCTGTAAACGGTGCAAATATCGCCGTTGCTGGCCTTCAAGCATTGGCTTTCAAAGCAAATGTTTCTGAAGCTGACCTAGACGAAGCGTTAAAAGCAGCTCTGGATGCAAAAGCTTCTGGTGCTGATGTAACTGCATTGCAAGGTCGCGTTGCTACTGCTGAGGGCGCCATTACAAAACTGAATGGCGGCGCTTCTGAGCAAGGATCTGTTGCATACCAAATCGCTGAAGCTTTTGCGGCATTGACTGGCAATGACACAGAAATCAAGAGCCTCCAGGCTTTGGTTGACTGGGTGGATGAGCACGCTGAAGACGCTTTGGAACTCAGTAATCAGGTGACTACAAACAAAAACGATATCGCTGATCTAACAGCGTTAGTCGGTGCTCTGCCAGAAGGTATCACAGCAACAACTGTGGTTGGCTACATTGCTGAAGCCATTGCCGGCATTGGCATCGGAGATTATGCGAAGACAAGCGAAGTGACAGCTGCAATCAGCGCTGCCATCACAGATTATTACACAAAAGATGAAATCGACACAAAATTAGCAGATTACGTGAAGCATACAGACATCGAAACAGTATCAGAAGCTGAAGTTATTGCCTTATTGGCGGAGTAATCCGTCATGTACAGGGTCTTTGATGCTGGCGGCTTATCGGCCCTGACGAATCACTTGAAATCCACGAAGCAATCGGCAGACGCCTCATCGTCTGCCATTGCGGAACTGGAAGATGATTTTCAGGTGCTGGTACAGCAGGTAGCCGAATGCTTAGAGGAGCTAAACGCCGTGAAGGCGGACCGTGTTGGGTTCGGTGTCTGTGAAGCGACCGTAGAATAGGAGGCGTCGATGATTGGCGAAAATCAAAGTAATATCCAAATGCGAACTTTTTGATGGAATGTCTATTACATTCAAAGCTCCATGTGACTGCACAGCGGTCGATGGCCTGAATGTTTACTATAACGAATATTCTCAGTCTTTTTCCTTCAGGGATTCCCACGGAAATAACCTGGCTGGTCTGGATGATTTGTTTGCGGAAGGAGCTTATATCAAAGCGATTCTGGATACAGGGCGTGGATATGCCTTCCTCCAGAATGCGGATACTAACTCCTATATTGAAAATAACTTTAAAAACAATTTTTATCTCAAAGATGAAACCTTAACTGATGCGACAAAAACGATGTATGGGCTCGGCGTCTCTGCAACGCCGAACACTATATTTCAAAAGCTTGCCATGCCATATGGCTATTATGGCTTCGATATTACTGTGCAATTGCCAGACGGAACTCCGGTACCAGGCGTTGTCCTAAATGGATTACAAGACTTTGAGGGCAATGCACCGGAAACCGACGAAAACGGGCGGTATACTACTGCTGTTTTTACGGAGGCAACAGCAACCGTTACAATCAATAAGCACGTAGGTATTGTTGATGGTACTTTTACGGTAAACGCCGCCAGCGATTATGTGTTTGCTCCTAATGTAATTACTGTTCAAACTGATAGTAGTCCTCGTCTTATCAACACATCTGGAGAATACCGAATTGTTACAAGTAGCCCTGTTGATTTATGCGCCCTTGGTGGCGGTGGTAATGGTGGACAATCTTACGATTGGAGTCGCGGAGGAGGCGGTGGCGGTGGCGGCTATATTGAAAATCTCATAGACGCAATGTTGCCGTCTCCCCTTTTAAAAGTAAGTATTGGCGGTGGCGGTGGTGGAACCACAACCATTAAAGACGAAAACGATGCAGTTATTTTATCCGCTGCTGGAGGAAAGAATGGCGGCACTGGTACTGGAGGTGCTGGTAATGGAGCTGGCGGCATCGGTGCTACATGGAACACTATTGCTGCTACCGCCGGAGGAGCCGCAGTGGGTGCCGTATTTAATGAAGAATCGCTGGGTATTAAATTTGGCGGTGGCGGTGGTGGCGGCGGCGTTGGCATGAGAAATAGTTACGGAGCCGGTGGAGCTTCTTTTGGAGGACGAGGGGGTTGGGGTGACTCTTCTACCGAAAACAGCAGTGGCTCGTTAGCTCCTGGATATGCTGCTACCGGATATGGTGGTGGCGGTGGTGGTGGCAGCGCAGATGGAACCTGGCCTGGCGGTAAAGGCTATCAGGGATTTGTATACGCGAGAGTGAGGTATGCACAATGA